GGTCAGATCGCCGTTGACCGCCGATGCGCCGGTGCATTCCTGCCACGTCGCGGTGCCGTCCGTGGTCTTGGCGCCGCGCGTCAGCACCCATGTCGCATCGGTCACGTTGGCAGTCGTGCCCGCGACAATGCAAACAAACACCCGCTCGGAACCAACCGCAGGCGCGGTGAACTGCCTGCACAGTTGACCAGCGACAACTGCCGTGTTCTGCGGACGCTTGGTGACGGCATAGTAACCCGTCGCGCTCTGATCCCCGGCGTTGCAATACCAAGTAGTATCGTAGAATGCCACCCTATCTTATCCCTCTATGTAGATAACCGTTGGCTGCGGAACGCGCGGCATGATCGGTCCATCAAGCGCAAGGATGCCTTCAAAGGCCGCGCCGGCAGTCTTGGACGCGTTAACCAAAGCGGACGCGCTCGCCGCTTCGACCACTGCGGCCGCGATTGCTTGAGGCGACGAAGACGCATCGGCCGCAGTCGCCGCCTCGACGACGGTGACCCGATAGACGAGCCCGGCATTGACGGCAGAGCTGGCACTTGCCGCCTCGACCATGATCTGGCCGAAATAGGCGTCGACGCGATCGAGCACCGAGGCTGGGTCATCGACCAGGGTAGCAAAGACGATGTTTCCGGTGCCTGGCGCGTCCAGCGCGGTGGTGGCCTCGGTGAGGTCGGCCGCAATCGCCGCCCGCCGGTGCAACTGGCTGACGTTACAGACAAGCATGGCTCAAGTTTCCTGGCCGGCAGATATTGCGGTGATGCTGCCATACTGAGGGATATCGGGCGACGGCGTTACTTGCCCGGCTTTCTGCCATGTCTTGCCATCATCGACCGAAATATCAAACACACCCAGGGCGGAAAACTCCGCGCGTCCCCATGTTCCATCGGCAAAATCGATCACCGGAACGTTGCTTAAGCTACCGGAATTAGCCAAATCTTCGATAGTAATAAGCAGGCCATCGGTGACGACATTGCCAAACGTAAAATGTTCCGTAGAATCCTTCTTGCTCGGATCAAGCCCGAACTGCCCATTGGCGAAACCGATTCCATCCATGTCCGCGGCCATCCAGTGATATTTGCACTTGGACATAAAAAACGTGTTGATGACGTTGTCCTCAATGCGATCGACCATCTCCCAGACAAGTCCAGTGGTTGAAGACCATGTTTCAACTGCAGTAAAGGGATTCGGCAGCGTCGAGCGCCAGGCCATATCGAGATAGAAGAGCTGATCTTCCTCATGCCATATGATATTAACTGGAATCCGAAATGTCCCCGCGACGCCTTCATCATGGGTGAACACCGTGGTCCAGTTGATGCCGTTATTCGATATTTTGATCATCCCGGCCGTCCACCGAGTAGCAGGTAACCCATCGTCGCCAAAATCACCGAGCTGATTATCAATTCCGCCTAAGACGAAAGTCGGAGTTTGGATTTCATTTCCCTTGGCATCTTTAGTTGTTACCCGCGCAAAAGAGGCGCCAAGGACCAAACCTGGCGAAATCTCTACGGGCGAGTTATCTTCACCAAATTGACTCATCTTCACCAAACCGCCGGCTCTCCCCTCGGCCATCTCGCAGCGCCAGATTTGCCCCGAATCGTCGCCAATCACAAATACCGCCTCGCCGCCCCAGTGCGCATTGACGATGCGCGTCAGCACATCCTGAGAGTACGGACCGCCCGGCATTTAGATATCAGTGCGCAAGAACGGCAATGTCACCGACAACCCAGACGGCTCAGCGTTGTCGGATTGCGTGACCCGGATCGCGTAGGTGTCGCCCTCGGCAAAATCGGCGAAGGTCGGAATGTTGAATGTACCCGGTTGCCCGCCATCGCTGTCGATCTCGCCACCGGCGACAAACGTGATGGTCCCGATCTCGATCCGGTTATGTTGGATCGACAGGATTATGTCGGCGGCCCCTGTCCCATCGTTTCCGATGTCCAGATAGGCATAGCAGTGGCCACTACCGCTCGCCAAGCGCATCGTCCGGTTGGCAACGGCCTGAAACAACACCTCGTCCGGTTCGCGCTGAATGCTGCCTGGCACGAAGATCGCGGCGTCATAATTCACATCATAGAGCGGCATCCAAAACGAATAGAGCGGATTGCCGCTGCCATCGGTTGCGGCCGGATCAAACACCGCCGGCAGCGGCGGCGTAGTATGATCGACGAGCACCTGGTACATGCCGCGCGCACGAACCGACACCATATCGCCGCGGGTATATGGCGTGCCGTTCGTCCACTGCCCGGCGTAGGTGATGACAGCGATCGGAAGCGGAATGGTCTGCGTCGTTCCATCGGTGAAATGGAACGTCATGTTGGTGTCGGTATAGCTGACGCTCTCGATGCGCTTGCCTTCGGCCAGGTCGGCGTTCAGGGCGACGATGCGCTGGTCAACGTCGTAAAAGTTGCCGTCGACCTGGCCGGCGCTGTTGGGTGTGCCGGTGCCAGTGCCCCATGCGCCTGTCGTGACGTAGATGATTGTCATGGGGCGCCGGTTGTTGAGTCGCCGCCGGCGTCTCTAGTTACGTCCGCCGCGATCGTTTTGACATTGTCGGGATTCGGCGGCGATACGTAGGACGTATGTATCGGATCGCCTTCTTCTCTAAATGTTATCTTCTTCAACTGTTCCACATCGACATAGTTGTTTTGGTTGATATTGCCCTTGCCATCTACCTGATAGACCCGCTGCGTATCGAATTGCCGGCGCGTTTCTTGCTGCGTTCCCGCGCGCGATACGCTCACATTCCAACTATACGAGAGCCCGACGAATTTCCCGCCGCCGCCGCTCAGAATGGCGAGCCCTTGCGTTGGATCGCTACCAGATGGCGCGAGCACGCGCGCAGGCGCGGGTCGGATGCTCGGGAAAACTGCCGGGCGGACAATAACCTCGAAACCCATCACACCGCCTCGAGGTCATAGCCGGTCGGGATCTGCAGATCGGTGACCTGCAGCTCGTACGGGCTGGAAAATTGCCGGGTCATGCTCTTGAGCTTGAACGTCGCGCGGGTCTCAACCTTCTTGAGTTCGTCCGACACCATGTCGTGTGGCAGCAGGGCGACGTGGGCGGCCTGCACCGATGCTGGATTCTCGACCACAAGCGGAATCTCAATCACGTCCTCGGCGCGCAACGTTGACAGGAAGTTGAGCCCATCATCGTTCGGGTCCGCATTCGGCGGCTGATAGCCGACCGAGGTGTCGAACAGCACGATGCGGCCGGTAAACTGCTGGTAGTCCGCACCCGTGTAGTTGATATCGCAGTAGGTCGGTTCCCCGCCGGCGGCGACCGCCGAGCCGCCGTAACCAACGGCGCAGCCGATGCGCACCAGGCAATTGATCCGACCATCCGCGCCGTTCAGCGCCAGCGAATAGCCGATGATCTTGCCGAGTGCCTCGCCGACCCGCGGCTCGATCAGAAAGGCATTCTTGCGCAAGGTGATTTCCGCCATGCGCGCGAGCTTCGGCGCAAATGCAATCTCCACCACCCGCGCCCGCTGCAACAGGTGTGCCCGCGCCAGCGCGATCAGATGCTCGAGGCTGCGGTTACCGCGCTCGGTCGCAATGTAGGACCGGCGCCGCGGATCGACGATTGGCACACTCCCGTCACTGATCGGTTCGCTCAGATTGACCGACTTGATATCGTTGATCACCAGCGCCTCGCCGTCGTCGGGATCGGTCAGCACCGGCTGCACATCGGCATACAAGGAAAACGACACGACCTCGGTGGCTTGCCGATTAGCCGTATAGCCGGCCACCAGCGTCGGGATTGTGTAGTTCAGCGCCAGCACGTTCGTGTTTTGCGAAAAGCTACGCGTGAAGGATGCGATATAGGTGGATGTGCCGTAATCGCTGACCACATCGGGCTTCTCGGTCCATTGGACGTTCGTTTGAGGCGGCTCGGTATAGCCCAGCGAACCGGGTGGCTCGGCGAAAGACGTGCGCGTTTCGCTGTAGGTCGTGGTCACGGTCGACGGCCCGAACCACGAGGTATCCGGGAAAACGACCTTGAGCGTGCTGCCCTTCACTTTGCTTTTCACCGTGTAATCGAACGGCGAGACGGCGGTGGCCTCGTTGACTACCCAGCCGTCGCCGATGCCGGCGCCGGCCTTCGGCCAGTTGTCGGCCGCGAACGTGTACGACGTGACGTAGTTGGGACCAGCTTCGGGCCAATTCGAGACCAGATACTTGGTCAGGTCGACGCCGCCCTGCGCCTGCTGCGTCCAGGTATATTCGGCCGTGACATCGACACGCGCCAGTGGCCCGCTGGTCAGCGTGAGGCCGAGACCATCATACAGAACCTTGCCGCCTTCGCTCGCGCCGTCGAACTCGACCAGGCCGTCCTCGCCGGTGACCTCGTCCGACACGGTCAGCACATGCGTTTCGCGGTCGTAGTGCCAGACCTTGCTGTAACCCTCGAGCACGACCTCGGGATCGCTGCGCCGCGTCGGGTCGATCACCACCTCGTCGTAGTACGGCAGCACACGCAGCGTATCGGCCAGGGCTGCCTTCTGCGCCACGAGATCGACCGGCCGCGCGACGAATTCCAGCGTCACCAGCTCCTCGAATATGCTCGTCGGAACACCGACCAGGCGACCGCGAAACCTGATCAGGTCCGGCCCGCAGTCGAGCGCAAACCACGCCCAGATCTTGCGGCCGGGTCCGAGCAGGCCGATCGCGTCGCCGGCGTCGTTGCGCGGCCGGCGCACCACCGCTGTCAGGCTCGCCGGGTCGCCCTCGTCCTGCTTGAGCGTGAACGAATAAACCTGCTCGTCCCAGCGCATATGTTCGGGCAGAAATGCGGTCTCGCCCGGATCGATCCAGGCAAAATACGGCAGGCCAGCCGGCATCGATCAGACTCGCTGCTCGGCCTCGAGCTGCCACGCCACTTCGGCCGCCCATTCGTCGCGCGAGGTGTTCCACGCCGTTACCTTGGCCAAAATGGTCAGCACGTCGCCGGTCGCATTGGCGGCGCCGAGACCGGGAATGCAGTTGATGGTGATGTCCTGCCCCGGCCATACGTCGGTCAGCTCTGGCGCCTCATGATCAGTGCAGGTTACCGTGACCTTGTACTGACGGAACTGCGCCACCGAGATGTCCGCCAGCGCACCGCGGCAATCGCGCGCCACATTTTTCGCCTGGTCGATCGGCGCCAGCGTCATGGTGATGCCGCGGACGGCGTACTGGCTGAAATCGATGCCATCGATCGCCAGCAAAGTATAGGCAGGCATCAGGAATACCGGCTCGGCTTTCGGCCGCCCGAGCGCACCTGCGCCAGCGCCGCGGCATGGCGCAATTCGTCGACCACGCCAGACGACGCGCGCAAGCCTGTAATCTCGGGCAGGCCGGGAAACTGGATGGTGACATGGTTCATGCCGCCGCCGGCGAACGCCGGAATCGCGATGGGCGTTCGCACCAGGCCGCCGAGCGCAAACCGGCCCATGCCGTCGAGCACGGCGGCTAGGTTGCCGCCCGAGCGGCGCAGCGCCTCGAGGAACGCCAGCACGCCGGGCTGCGCCACCGCCCGCGCAGGCGTGATGTACTCGCCGCGCGACACCCAGGCGAGGTTGCTGTCCGACGTGCCGCTGCCGCTGCCGCCGAGCAGGCCGCCGGCCGCGAAGCCGGAACCGCCGCCGCCGGTGGCAGGGCTGCCGCCCAGCCCGACGATGTTCTTGAGCGTCTCCCACGCCGCGTTGAGCTTGGCGATCAGCCTATCAATCAGGCCGGAGACCATGTTGATGGCCGCCGAGGCGCCGCTGGTCAAACTGTCCCAGATGCCGCTGAACGCAGATTCGATCATGCTGCCGAGGCTGCTGAAAATGAGGCCCCAGCCCTCGACGGAATGAGCAAGCAGCGTCCCGATTTGATCGAACGCCGTATTAACAGCTTCAAAAACGGCTGCCGTCGCGTTGAGGACCATCGCCGCGATGTTGTTCAACGTCGTGCTGATGGCGGCGTCGATCCGGGTGAAAACCGTCGTATCGAACGTCGCCATCAACCGTGTCCAGGCATTCTCGACGTTCTGCGTGCTGGTGCGCATCTCGTCGAGAGATTGGCTGACCGCCGGGCCGATCAGCGCGCCGGACTCGCTGATCCGTTGGAACAGGTCGGGGATCTTGCTGGCTTCGCCGCCGAACCGGCGGATGCGATCAACGTCGTCGGCGGAAAACCCGACCGTCGCTCCGAACGCAATGGCATCCTTGAGCGATGCGATATTGGCGATGATCTTCAAGAACTCCTGCCGGGCGTCGCCGGTCGTATCCTTCACCTGTTTGAGCCGGACATTGAGCGCATCGATCTTGGTCGCCGCCGTCGTCGCCTCGTCGAACTGGATCCCCTTCTGCCCCGCTTCGATCTGCTTGATGAGCGCAATGACTTTCTCGAGTTGATTGGCTTGGGCAGTGGCCAATTGCGTGGATGCCTCGCTTGCGGCCTTATCGGCTTGCCCCTGTGCGGTCAGCCCATCGGCGAGTTGTTGATTGACGAACGCAAGGCGCTGGCCCGCTATAACCGCCTCTCTCCAATTGTCGCGAAGCCCAGCAGCGGCCAGTTGTGCCTCCAACATCGCCTTCTCGGCCTGCAGTACCGCGTCTGCCGATGCCTTGAGCTTCTCGCCAGGATCTAAACCTTTCAGCGTTTCATCGAGCTTCACAACCGCGTTGCGCGCGGTTTCCGTCTTGATGCCGATCTGCTCGAGCGCCGCGGTACCGAGTTGTAAGGATTCAAAAGAGGTCGCAGTTGTCTGCGACAACACTAGCAGGGTGTGATTCAGTTGTTCATATTCGTTGGTAGCCTTCTCTACCGCAGCAGAAACGGTTGCCAAGCCAGCCACGACCGCACCAATCGCGCCAGCGAGTACACTACCAAGAGCAATGGCGAACGTCCCGACCGCCGCGGTTGCCCCTATAATAGAAGCCCCGGCCGTCGTGGTCGCCGCCGCGGCGCCCTCCACCGCGGCGGCAGTCGCCGTCGCTGCCTGGCCGACCGACACCACCGCGGCGCCGGCCTTGACCGCCGCGAGAGCGAGGCCGACATGAGAAGTTGAAGACTTGTCGGCAGTCTCCGCCGACTTCGTAACGTTTTCGTTCGCCTTCTGGCTTGCATCATCGATGGCTTTGATGGCTTCGGCGGCCTTGCTGCCTTCATCCGCGAGCTTGGTAAGGCCCTCGGCGGTCGCATCTACAACCTCGCCGAACTTCTGCGCCGACTCTGCGGCACCGCCTGTGGCCTCCGTCAGCTTGGCAATCGCGGCCGAGAGCGGCGCAATCGCGTCGCTCAGCTTCGCGGCCGATTCGGCGAGCTTGCTGAATACGTCCGATTTGTCGGCGGCAGTCTGGATTTGGGTTACCGACTTTTCGCCAGCGTCGCCGATCTCGGCAAGCTGTTTCTTGACTTGCTCGGCGCCATCGAGGCTGATGCGCTGGCTGATCGTGGCCATTAACCCTTGATCCGTTTGTTATAGAATTCCTGCATCTGCGCCGCTGCCTGTGCAAAAATGCGATAGAGATCGAACCGCTTGCGGATATTGACCTGGCGCACGCCCACGAACAGCGGCCCCAACTCCCGCCTGGCCGCGTCGAACAGCAGTGGCGGCTTGCCTGCGACGTTTACCGACACCAACCTGCCTCCGTATGCGCGCGGCGTATGAATGCCCGCCGGCAGGTTCCGCTCGAGCGGCAACCACAGCAGCGGCCGGCCGGCGATTGTGGCGCCGCGCTCGAACACTCCCGCGAATGGCGTGGTATCAAAGATCAGAGCCGCCGGATCGCCGCCCTCATTCGGGAAGAATTTCGACTTCAGCCCCGCCTGCCACGATGCGGGAAAGCCGGCGGATGCGATATTCGCCCGGCCCTGTGCTACCGCAAGCGCGGCCACGTCCTGCACGGCGCCAGCCCTGGCCTCGTCAATCTGGCTCTCGATCTCGTCGATCAGTTGCCGCATGGCCCCTTCTTGCGCGGAAAAGACGAGGTTCATGTCAATTTGGCACGAATGAACAAATGTGTGGCACGAAACGACAGGACGGGCTTTGCCGGATCGGCTACCAAAATTGCCATGAAATTCATATGCTGGACATGCGGCATCGGATTAGTGCTTTCACTGGCTGCTTGTGGTGATGGAAGGGTGACCAATCACCAGCCAAACCCGCACCAAGCCGGCAATCATATTGCGACTTCAGCATCTGCGACCGGACGATGCCAAAAACCGAATGACATCGATGCCCTTGGTCATCGCTGCGGTGGCCGCGCGGCCAGCGAACGCAAGGGTGGTAGATAACGCCCAACCATTTCACCCGCCCAATTCCTTGAGTGTCTTCTCGATCGCCTTCGCATCGCCCTGCGCCCCGATCGCCGTGATCGCGAGATCGTTCGCCCGTTCGATCCGGTCGAGCTGCGCGCCCAGATCGAGGTAGGCCGCAACCTGACGCGGCGTTAGCGTCATTGCATAGTCGGGCGGGAATCCGCTTCGGCCGAGGGCGACGACGGCAAGTGCGATTTCCGCAAGCGGACCTTCACGGGTTTTGCCCCTTCGCCCCCGCCGATGAGGCTCGTCAGCGCCTCGACGAAAGAGCCGATCCCGTTTGGGAAGGTCAGTCCGAAAATGGCCTTGAGAAATTTCATCTGGTGCTCCGGTAGCAGTTTGGCGGCATGCTGCTCATAGGTCTCGTCGGCGAGGTGGCCGCACCCGGCCGCGATGATCGGCCCGATCGCCGCACCGCAGCCCTCGATCAGCCGCGGCAAAAAATTATCGCCCAAGCCACCGTTGACCAGCATTTTCAGCTCGGGAAACCGCGCGACGATCGACGCGATGGCATCGACCGAGACGCCGCGCACCTTGACACGCGCACCATCGATCTTGACCACCTCGACCGCCGTCGACGGTGCTATGTCCAATAGGTCGGCCATGCTGTTGTCCTTATGCCGATGGTGTTTCGTCGCGGATCGTCCAGATGCCGAAGTCGCCAGCCGTGCTCTTCATCACCTCGGCCTCGAGTTCGATCAGCGTGAAATCGTCCGCGTCGGTGATGAAGCTGAAGTCGCCGGCCGGGATGAACGAGACGGTAGCGAGGAAGTCGACCTGCTGGCCGATATCGTTGGTGCCAACCACCTTGATGTCACCGGTGAACTCGGCCTTCGACAGACCGGACAGGGTGACGTTGCCATCGGTGTCGGTGCCCGACGTGGCAAGCGCAAACATGGCAAGATTATCGCCGGTGATCTCGTCGAGCGTTACCTTGATGGTCGCGCCGATCTGGGTGATGGCGGTGAAGTCCTTGGTCTTGACGCCCTCCCGTGCGGAAAAGTGTTCCTTCTTCGTGACCGCCGGCGTGTAGATGAACTTCGGCGCGTTGCCGAGGTCGATGAAGGTCGAAGCACCGACTTCCTTGAAGCTGACGATACCTTTGCCGATGTGATAGTTTGCAACATTAGGTGACGTGGGCATGGCTTATAGCTCCTCTATTTTGAGTGCGTACTGGAACACGAACTGCGCGCGCAGCGCTCCTTGCAGCGAGCGCCCCCAACCGAGATCGGTCTGGCATCCGAGATAGCGGATCGCGCCGTTACCGCCGATCTGCTGGTTGAGCACGGTGTCGGTCAGCACGCGCTTGATCAGCTCACGCCGCAAGGTGGTGAGTTCCGATCCGACCTCGTCGGCCTGCTGTGCGATGATGATCTCCGGGTGCATGCGGACGACGTAGGGCCTTGTGGAAGGCCGCGCCGAACGGTCGGCTGCACCATCAGTTTCCTCGTCGCCATCGAACACGATCACCGCCGGTAACTGGTCTTCCGGAATTTCGATATTGTTGCGTTGCGCCGAGCGGATATTGGGAATGCCGGCAACCACCACGAGCAGCCGCGCGAGGATGTTCTCGCGAACATCAGCCAACGGGATCGGCCTTCAGTGCGAACCGCACCTCACCCAGATCCTCGCCGTTCGGGTTGCCGCGGATTTCCCACGAGCGAATGATCCAGGTGCGGCCGTTGAAAGCCAGCACCGCGTCGGCATAGTCGGCGCGTGCGATGCCTTTTTCGGCGAGTTCGGGAATACGGGCAAAAGCGCCGGGACCGACGCTATGCACCTCTGCCGGTGTTCCGCCGCCGGGCGCGATCGGCAACACCTTCGGCCGCGTGTCGTCGAGCACGGTAATGTCGGCCCCGCCATCGGCACCCGCCACAGTGAGCACCGCCGGCACGCCGAGTTCCGCATAGACCGGATCATACATCATGGCGCTGTAGTCGATTGCCATCAGCTTGCCGGCAGCCGCTCGAATGCGAGCCAGGTGCCCTCGACGTGCTCGATGTTGCGACCGCCGCGGTGCAAGAGATCGAGCACCGGTTTCACGTCCACCGTGCCGAGGTCATGATAATCGTGCCAGATGATGATGCCCGGCCGCCGAACGACCTCCGTCGCCAGCGCGCTGTCGTGTTCGACTGCCTCGCGCCCGTGATCACCATCGATGAATATGGCGTCGGCGGAAGGCAGCGCCCAATGTGTCAGATCGAGCGACCCGCGCGGCCGCACCCGCAAATGAAATCGCGCGTCGTCGTTGACCAGCTCGCCCGGATTGGCCGGCACCTCGTGACGCTGCACCGCCTTGGCAGGCACATAGCTAAGCGGCACGTCGATTCCGGTGTAGTGCTCAATGCCCGGCACGTTGGCCAGGATCGCCTTGGCGGTGCGGCCGATGTTAACACCGATCTCGATCACGTGGCGCGGCGACACGCTGCGCATCAGCGCGATCAGCATCTCCAATTCGCCAGGGTTCATGTAGCGCCGCGGCAACCCGGCCCAATCGATCGGCCGCACGTCAAACCGCGATGCGGGAACGGTCGGCAGCGACATGGGTATCCGTGAAAAGCGAGATGCGAGCGAGAGCCTGGTCGAGATCGATGTGCTTGTTGCACAGGTGCCTGGGGCGAAAGCAGTCGCACGGCCGCACCGGATCGATGCCGAGCGTGGGCGCGAAGCGTGCGCCGTACTCATAGAAGCGCGACGATTCGCGTCCGCCATACACGCTGACCACCGGCGTTCCGACAGCTTGCGACGCGATCAGCGCAAAACCGGGCGAGCAGAAGGTGAGCGCGGCGGATGCGATCAAGCCGATCACGGCCTCGGCGTCCAGCTCACCGGCGTGCAGGTAAACATCGGCATCCAAGTGGTCGCCACAAATCCACTCAACGCCGTCGACCAGGTCGGCGATCGACACGACGAAGAACCGCGAACGGATGGCGCGGTAGAGCGCCGCGTAAGTCCTCGGGTCGGGATTGCGGGTATCGCAGCCGTTCCACTCGGTGCGATTGACCAGCGGTCGCAGCACCATGATAGGGCGGTCGGGCCGCCGCGCGATGCGCGCCATGGCCTTCGCGCGCCATGCCTCGGGCACAGGCAACGAGAAGTCGGCGCCCTCGAGCGGCTGATGCAGCGTATAGCGCAGCATGCCGCCGAGGATAGAGTTCGTCGCGCGAATGTTCTGCGCGTCGTACCATATCTTCTTTTTCCGTGGCGGCTCCAGCGGTGGACGCTGGCGCGTGTAGTGCTCGCGCTCGCGCCGGACATTCTTGCGCTGCGTCCGCAGCGTCGTTCGCGCCGGTGGCAACACATGAAACCGTTCGCCGACGAGGTCGTGATAAAGGCACGGCCACGGCGTTGTGAGCCACACGTCCGCGTCCGGCGTCGCGAGCACGCGGCGCACCACCGCGCGCTGGTGGATGTTGTCGCCGAGCCCGTGCATGCCGTCGAACACGACAGTCACGCGGCCCGCCGCTCGCGCATCAGCGCGTCCTGCAGGCTCACCACCGGCCACAGATCCGCGTAGGCGCTGTCCGGGCTCGCGTTGAACAGTGTGATGCCCATGATCCGCAGCGGCTCGACCAAGGTGGCGATGTCGCCGCGGTGCCGGTCGTAGCGTTCTGGCTTCGGCCCCCAGCGATGCGGCTTGTGATGCCAGACCCGGCCATCGGCGGCGGGGTTGCCATCGGCGCCGAGCCACACGATCGTTCCGCCGCGCCCCACCAGATGCGACGCCAGATTGGTCGCCCCGGTGAGCGATGTCCATTTCTGCGTCAGGCAATCAGGCGCCTGCGCCAGTCCCGGCGGATTGGTCTTGCGGCAGATTAGGACTTTTGCATCCCGAACCATTTGCGAGGTGGTGACGACACGACCGGCAAAGTTGGCGACTGCCGCGCGGTTTTCCGGTTCGTTCCACCACCGCCAGTCCGCGAAGTAGAGAAAGTCGGCCCACGGCGCCGCGTGAATGCTGGAATTGATGACGATCACGCGCCGGCCGCGCAACTGCTCGAGGTCGTGATCGAGCACCGATGGCCCGCCGGCGACGATGAAACAGCATTCGCCCGGCCATTCGCGCGGCACCGACCAAAACGGCTTAGACATAAAATCGCGTGTAGGCATTGAGCAAGGCGTTGACGGTATTGGTTGCGGTCTGCAACGGCCCGGCAAGTCCGTCCTTGCCGAATATCTGCACTGGATCGAAATATTGCACGCGGGTGTTGTCGTGCATGACCGACCGGACGCCGTTTGTGGCGGCCATGCGCGCCTGCAGCCGCGCCGCTTGGATCAACAGCCCGGCCGCCGCCTTGATGGCCGGCGGCGCGGCGTCCGGCAACTGATAGCCGCCGCTGTACGTCACGGTGATCGGCTCGGACCAGGCGCCTTCGATGCGCAGCTTGCCGGATGCGTTCTCGACCTCATAGCTCGCCGGGTCGAGCACGGTGCCGCGCGGCGATTCCACCGAGACAATGTCGGCATCGACGATCGGATAGTGCGTCAGGAACAAGCGCGGGGCATCGAACGGCGGCAGGTCGCCGCGCCAGGTTTCCGCAACGGTCTCATAGGCGAACACGCGCTGGCACATGGTTGCGATAACGTCGCTGTACTGATCGATATACACCTGCAATTGTGCGTCCTCGCTGGTGTCGGTCGGCGGGATTTTGAGAATGGCCTTAAGCTCGTCCAGCGTCAGCAGCGCGTAGCTGTCGGCGGGCTGCAGCACCTTGACCCACACGTCCACCATCAGCGCGCCTCGTCGTGAAACTGTTCGAACAGACTGCGCAGCTCGAGCGGCGGCGCTTTGCTCTGGTCGGACAGGATCGGCGTGGCGGTGTAGGTCTTGCGATCGATCGTCCAACCGACAATCAGCGGTGCCGCCGGTCCTGGCAGCCCGCGTGAACCCGTCTCACCTGGATCGCCCTTTGGTCCCGGTCGGCCGGGCTTGCCCGCTGAGGCGATCAGTTGCCAGCCCTCACCCGGGCATGGGCCAGGCGCCGCGCGGCGGGCAATGAAGCTCGAGCCGCCGAGCGCGACGATGTCGAGCGCCGCATAGGTCTCGACCTCGCTCCAGGTGCCGCGCACCTTCGGCAGCACAGCATCGCGGCCGGGTCGCGCCACACAGATCCAGTCCGCATGTCCCGGCGCCTGCCCGGTGTCGCGGGCGGCTTGCCAGGTGGCGCCGGCATGGACGACGACGGCGCCCGCGTAATGGACGAGGTCGGGTTCCCAATCGCGCACCACCGGCAGGCTGCCCGGCTTGCCCTGCGGCCCCGTCTCGCCATCCTTGCCATCGATGCCGGCACGCCCGGCCGGCCCTGCGGGTCCAGGTTTACCGGCTTCCCCGCGCTCGCCGGCAGCGCCGCGCTTGCCCTCGGGCCCCGGAATGCGCGCGAGCGCCCGCACCTCGACGAGCGCGCGTTGCGCCATCGTCAGGCAGGTACTCAGCCCTTCAAGCAGCGAATATTCCGGGCGAGAAGTCATGCTGCCAGCAGCCATACGATAGCGGCGGCCTCGTCGTCGTCGTACCGGCCGATCGCGTTGGCCTCGAGCTTGGCAATCGCGCCCGAGGCTCGGCCGCAGGCAACGGCCGTGCCTAGGCCCGCGCCCCGGCAATCGAGCACCGCATCGGTCGATCCTCTTGCGCCACGTTCGCCGCTCGCTGCCGCCTTGAGCACGAGCAGGGCCGCACTGGAACCGGCAGCGCCAGCCGAGCCAGCCGCGGCGGCGACAAAGCCGGGCAACAGCGCCGTTGCGTTGCTGGCAGCGACGACGACGCCATGCGCCTCGCCCTCGAGCTGGGGCAGGATGCCTTCGCCGTAGCCCACGACTGGCAATGGCCGCGCGGGCCGATAGTAGGCGCCGCCGCCGCCGGCACCGATAACGGGTGCCTGCTCGACAGCACCGGCGAATGCCGCAGCGTCGGCCGCCTCGGTCGCCGCCAGCACGCCGACAATCTCGCCGGCCGACGCAACGATGCCGGTCGCAGCAAAGACATCCGGCGCTTCCGTTGCGGCGAGCGTGCCCGTAATGGCAGGCGCCGCAACCGTGCCCGCGAAGGCAGCCGTGTCAGCGCCTTCCGTTGCAACAAGCGTGCCCTTGGCGCCGGCCAGTCCGCTGAATGCAGCAACATCCGCGCCGTCTGTCGCAGCCAGCCCACCGATGAGGCCGACCAGGCCGGCGATAGCTGCAGCGTCGCGCGCTTCGGTCGCCGCCAGCGTTCCCGTGGCATCCGTCAGCGTGCCGACGATCGGATGGCCGTGGTTGGTATGAACCTTGCCACTTTGATCAGTCGCGTGGACGAGTCCTGTTTCGTCGGCGACGAGATGGGCGGTCATGCGGCGTGCGTGATGGTCGCCGACGTTATAGTCACGGTCTGGCCGATGCTGATCGTCGTGCTGTTGAGAATAATATCAGTGGCACTGGTGCCAACCGATAGATTATTGACCTTCGTCGTGCCGCCGCCATCCTTGATGCGCGCGACCGCGGCGGTGCCGGCACCGGTCGCAATCCCGGATTTCGGCGCGCCCGCCATCGTGATCACGCCGCCCGATTCGGTAAAGCTCGGGTCCGACAACGTAATGGTCACGAGAGTTGAGACAAACGACGCCGTGCAGATCTCGATGTACGCCGGGGAAGCATTGGCATCGATCTGCAGGATCGTTGCAGCCATCCGCGCCGTCTTGGTGGCTGCGTCGTAGTTGACCGCCATTATGCCATCCGCAGGCTGAAAGATGTCAGCCGAACCGGGCCGTTGCGGAATATCCTGGTGGTGTTGAGCTTGATCACGGCATCCGACCTTTCGTCGCCAACATCGCAGGAAAACACTTCGCTGCCATCAGCGGCGAGGATGCGCGCGGACTCGGCATTGCCCTGCGCAAGCGCGGCGTCCTCCTCGGCGATCTTGTTGAATTTAAGCTCCCCGCCAATGGCGTCTTGTGTTGCCGGATCGGACAATTTCAGCAGAGCGAGTATTGCGCCATTATCGGAAGTCACTTCGATCGTGCCACCATTCATAAGGCTGCCGAGCAGGTTGAGCATCTCCCTGCTCGCGGCTTCCGAAAGATTGAGTATCACGCAGGCGGCTCGTCGTAGATCGGCACCAGCGCGCCAGTGTCGTCGCGCTCGATGCGCGTCACTCTCGGCGCGCTGCGCGTGGCGGCCGGCGGCAATTCATGCAACAACCGCACCGCGCTCGCGACCTGGTCGGCAATGTCGGGCGGCAGCACGATCGCCGGTTCTGGCTCACGCTTCTCAATCTCGGCCAGGCGCGCGGCAAGCGGAGACAATGCATTGGCCACGACCTCGCGCACGAACGGCACCAGCCCCTTGGCCAGTGCGGCGATTGCGGTGCGTTCCATCATGCGGCATCAAGTTCGCGTTGGACGGCCTTTAATTCCAAACCGAACAGTTCGGCGAGATCGCCATCGTCAATTTGCTTTGCGGCCGGTGGCGGCGGCTCGGGCGCCGGCGGCGCGGCCGGCGCCGGTGGGGTCTTTCCAATCTGGCTGAGCGGCACGACCTGCTGCTGGACGCGCGGCTCGTCACCGAACGGCACTGCCTCATAGCCCTCCAGCGCACGCGCCTCATTCGGCGCGAAGATGCCGCCCTGCACACCTTGCGCCAGGGCCTCGATGCGATCCTTCATGGCCGAGCGCAGCAGCGCCGTGGTGTCAAATTCCACATACTCGTCGGGCTGGCCCTTGAGTTCAAACAGCAGGCCGAACGCTTCCTCGATGTGATTGAGCGCAAAGCCGAGACCGGACGCAGCCCACCTTTGCATCAGTGCCTCGGTCGACGAGAACGTTGACGTGCCGAGCCCGAGGATCTGCAGCGGGATGCTGAATGCCAGCGCGATGTTGTCGGTAGACAGCTTGAGAATTTCCGCGGTGGCGGCTTCCTTGCCGCTCTGCGACCAGGGCTGCACTTTCAGGCCGGAGGTCAGAATAGGCGTCCCGCCCTGGTGCAGGCCCTTGGTCTGCTCGTTCCAGCGGTCGCGTAACATCTGAACCGCGTCCTTGTCCATCGTCAGTTCGGTCGAGAGAACCGCCGATGGCCGCGCCTCATTGCGATAGAACGCGACTTGCTGCGCCGCGATGGCCGTGCTGACGCCAATATCGGCATAGGCGGCGACCAAAGGCGACTCGCCCATCAGAGGCCGGGGAAACCGCCGCGAGGTGTGCAAGCGGATGTGCAGCACGTCGCGCATCGGCACCGGCGTCAGTTCCTCGCCGTTCAATCGCTTGTCGATAATGTCGTTGCCGTAAAGCTGATAGAACACCTCGCCGTTTTCCGCCACGCGCGGAAACGACACGTTGGAATCCATCAAGTGCAGCTCGTCGATCTCGTAGCGCGAGTTGCGCAGCGCCAGCGCGTAGCAATTGCCCTCGAGGTAAAGCCGTCGCGTCGCGTTCAGCAAAAAATCGCTGATCGACTGGTAGTCGTTGGGATGGCGCAGCAGACGCGAGAGCGACGATGTCTTGACGCGCTCGCGTCCGCCTTTCTCGTTGAGCCGCCAGTGCTCGCCGGGACACATAGCGACGGTCTGCGCATAGGCCGAGACGCAAGCCTCGACCATTGCCGACTGCGTGCCGAGGCTGACCGGCGTATAGCCCTGCTGCCACCAATTGTCGGCGACACCGGCGGGCAGCCACCCGCCGGTGATCGGCAAATAGTAAGGGCCAGGCCGATAGTCGCCCTCACCCTTGCCGATGAGTTGGCCCGCAACGCGTGCCAGAAACCCGCGGACGGTCATGTCGAGGGCGTCGTGTTCCTCGTCTGATAGTTGCCGCGTCTGCCGGCCTCGGCCTGCTTCTCCTCCGCCTGCTTGTTCTGCGCTTCGTTCGGGTCGGTGCTGCCGTCCGGCTCGTGCTCCGTGATGTGGACGCCCATAGCGGCCATATCGTTTTCCTCTTGCGTCGGGGTCGGCTTGATCCCGGACGCCGTTTTGGCCTGTTGCTCGTTGGCCTTGTCGCGCGCCGCGCGTTCGTCGGCGAGCTTCTTTTTCGCGGCGGTTGTCTGTTCGTTATCGGTCACGATAGATCTCCTTTTGTTACAGCTACCCCGGCTACCAGGTAACTCCGGTCAGCCACGCGATGGTGCCGGTGCGACGGATCGCCCATGTGAGCGGCATGATCAGCCGCAAGGCCAGCATGTCGGTCTGGAACATGCTCTTGGCCGGGAAGGCGACAACGGCCGGCGTACCCGTTGTGGAAATGTCCGTCGGTGTGGTGTCTTCCATGTGCAGCGTGGCTTGATCGCTGATTTCGAACCGCGGCCCGTCGCCGGTGACGCTGACGAAGTCGGCGGCGTCGATGACGATGACGGTGCCGGCGGGCACCGTGCCGGACTGGATGATCGGCCAACCGCCGAGGCGGCCCTGGCCGATTTCGTCGCGATACGGGAACACGCCGGCGCCGGTGGCGATTGCAAACGCCGCGCTGTTGACCTGTTGCGGATTCATCAGCCAGACCGGCTTGCGCACGTTGCCGAGCGTGCCGGTAAGCAAGGCCCCCGACAGTTGCTTGATATCGCCGGTGAGGGCAGCAAATCCGCCGCCGGCGGTCGGTGTCAGGCCAGCGACGCCGTTGAGGATGCCGGCCGGCCGCACCGCCGTCGCCGCATTCGCGTCGAGCAGAACGGAATCCGTCGCCACCGAGGTGTCGTACACGATGGCATCGCGCAACAGTCCCTCGATCGCCGGCATCGAATGCTCGTCGAGTTCCCGCGTCCAGGTCGTGATGACCGCCATTTTCATGGGCGTCAGGGTGAGCGACGTAAAGGCGCCCTGGCGAACCGGAATCGGCAACCCTTCACCGACGAACGATCCCGCGATGGTCGGCGTTCTCGACCGCGTCGGGATGATTATTTTTGCGTTGCGGCCAAATCCAAGCGACAGACCCATTCCCGACAGCGGCCCGAATACCGATGCGGCCATCAGGATTTGCATGAAATCGACGACGATCTGCTGGGCCAGCTCCTTGGCCCATCCGGTCACCGTGGTCATGGCCGCGGCCGAGGCCGCCTTGGTCTGCCAGTCAATCACTGCCTTGAGCGGTTCGTCATCGCCGAAGATGGCGCGCGCGAGGTCCATCGCCGGCTTGCGCTCGTGATACGCCAGCAACCGCAAGGCGCTGGCACGGCAAAGCAGATCGATCGTATCGAGCTTTTTCGGTGCAAAACCGAACGGCCTTTGCGCTGGCAGTTGCGGCGCGCTGTGCCCACCATTGTGTTTGCTCACCAGCGAGCGACCACCGGCGTCACTGGTCATGGCAAGATTGCGCTCGCTGTCGCGCAACATCGCCAGGACTTCCTTGTCGTGGGCAATCTCGGCGTTGGCCTTTTTCACCGTCTCGAGCAAATCGTCGGGATAGTCGCCGTCACCGACGGCGTCGTGCAACGCCTCGAGCTTGTCGGTCTTTTCGACAATCAGGCTTTCTTTCTCTTTGATCTTTTGAGCGAACGACATGGTCGCGCCCTTTCCTACTGGCGATGACATATCAGCGTGCCCGCTGGTGAGCCCGCGCCGTCTGATCCCGCGTCTTTTGCCTTTCCCGGCGAAAACGAGATCGATGGTCACAGGCGAAATCTTGAGCGACTTGGCGATGGCCAGCGCATTCGGGTTTGCTGGCACCGAAACCAGGCTGGTCTCGACCAGTTTCTGCTTGGTGTACCTGTAGCCGCTCTTTTCCTTGTCGAGCGGCTCAAACTCTCTCGGCTGGAAGCCGACCGATACCGCGCGCAATAGGCCTTGCTCGACCAGACTGATGACCTCGTTGATGCGATCGGACGTTCCGCGCCGTGCCAGCTCGAGCGTCCCGCGCAGTTGCTTGTTCTCGGTGCGGACATTGGTCCAGCGACCGATGACAAAGTCGCTTCTGTGATTGAACAGCGCTGGTGAATGCTTCCGGAAGTCCGTCAGATCCCAGCCGTCAGCCATAATCACGTCGCCCATGCGATCGGGCGTTTCGTCCGACATGACATATTCGAGCCCGTCGGCCTTGCTGACATGGGTCTTATGACAGATGTCCCTGGCGCTACGGTCCGTGTCCCACGCGTCTTCCCAAATCAATTGACAAACATCCTCGTCGCCGAGTTCATCGCCGCAGCGGCTCATGAAATCATCATAGGACTCGGTGTCGTCGGGATAGAGATCGCTTTGACGCTGGCGCAGTCCCATGGCAGCCTCCTTCACGTCCGATCGAGCGGCCAGCCGTCGGCGTCGACGCCGGGCCGCCCGTGTTCAAACCTTTGTTTCGTGGAGTTGTGACAAGACTCGCAGAGCGACTGCAGCGGACCGAGCACGAACTTGTCCCAGTCGCCGCGATGCGGCTCGACGTGATCGACTATGGTTGCGCGAACGACGAGCCCGTTATCAGCGCAGAACTTGCAAAGTGGATGCGCACGCAATTGCAGCCGCCGCCGGCGCAGCCAGTATCGCGTCGTATAGAACTGATGCCACCCACCGGGCGACCAGGCCACTTCTTACTGCGCGGTCTCGACCGCAACTGCAAACTTGCAGGCCTCTCGTTGGACGACCGGATGTCCGCGGGTGCCCGACCTGAACTTGATAAACTTGATCGACTTGGTCCAAGCCTCATGCACCACGATGCCGGTATTGGCCTTGGCCACCAGCGTGATCTCGCCGCCATCGGCCGTGTAGAGGTCGTTGTACAAATTGCCGTCGCTCGACACCTGGAAGGTCATGTTGGCCGCCGTGTATTCCTGCGGCACGGTGATGCGCACGATGGTGCCGGCCGAGCAGTCGGCACCGTCGGAAAGCGATTCCCCGGCAGCGATGGTCGGCCCGTCAACGATGGTCAGCATTTTGTCCTCCGTCCAATGTTGTTAATATGCGCAGCGAGATCAGCGTCTCACCGCCAATCTCGCCACTTGACACCGAATAGCCGTGGGAGGCCGGTTCAATGCCCAAATTGGTTGATCTCACAGGACAGCGCTTCGGTCGGCTTGTTGTCGTTCGACGGGCCAACAAAACCGATGCTCGTGGTCGCGTCTATTGGCTATGCCAATGTGATTGCGGACAATCCAGCAGTCCCAGCGCGACCGGACTTCAGTCCGGCAATACCACTTCATGTGGTTGCCGTAAGTACAGTGGAAACTATCGTCACGGTTACACCAGTTTCGGCGGGACAAAAAACCATCCGATCTATCACGTCTGGACCTCGATGCTTTCTCGATGCAACAACCCAAAAGCTCAGCAATATAAAAACTATGGCGCTCGCGGCATCAGTGTCTGTGAGCGATGGAGCAACAGTTTTCCCAATTTCCTTGCCGATGTTGGTGAGCGCCCGCACAAAGGCCTGTCAATCGACCGCATAGACAACAACGGAAATTACGAACCCGGTAATGTGCGGTGGGCCACCCCACTGGAGCAAACCCACAACAGACGATCACGGACCTTGGACGATGATGCTGAACTGGCAAGCGATCGGCTGCATCACCGGACTTGATGTGGTGCCCGATCGCAACTTGATCGCGGTGCAACAGCACAATCGGTTCGGGCTGATGGCCACCATGGAATTTTGCTTGACGTTGAAACTAAGCTCTTTCGCCGTCACGCCATCGTACAGATCGTAAAAGTTCACGCCGTCTGCCGAACCTTGCACGCTGACCACCACGGCCGGTGCCCAACCAGCCGGCATGATGATTCCGATGATCGGGCCGGTAATGGCGACGGCGGGGGTGATCGTACCGCGGGCGGCTATCGTCGCCGTGACAATGGCTATCGTCATGCTGCAGCCTCACCCAATGAGTGACTCGATGTCGATCGGCTTGGCCACGCGATCGCGCGCCCGCAACCCGAGCAGCATCGCCAACGCCACCGCGCCATCGATGCGAAACCGCGCCTTGCCCTTGTCGAGCTTGCGATTGCCGGCCGGATCGGTGGTCGCAATCGCGTTGCCGATGTTCCAGTTCATCAGCGGATTGTTGTTGTGCACCAGCGAGCGTTCGCTGATCGCCAGCTCGAGCGCGTCGATCGCCGGCGCCATGTCCTTGAAACCCTGGCCCCACGGCACCACCCGCAACCCGTCGCCGCGCTCGCCGTCCTTGTAGGTCTGCAGCCCAAGCCGGTCGAACTCGCGCATCAGCTCGTCGATCCGCCAGCGATCATACGCCAGGCCGCGAATGCGATAGCGCTTCGTCAGTTCGGCAATGAACAGCGCCACCACCGACGGGTCGATGCTCTTGCCCGGACTGACCTTGAGATGGCCGGTCTCGTGCCATTCCACGTAACGCTGGTTGCCGGCGCCGAAGTCGCGATCGGAATGTTCGCGCAACAAATCGGCCGGTTTCCAGAACAGCGACTGCACGCGCATCGGATCGTCGACCGAGCCGATCACCAGCGCGGTCAGGTCCAGCACGCTCGACAGGTCGAGCCCGAGATACACTTCCTCGCCGGCGACAAACTCGACCGCGCCGGCACAGGCAAACCATTCGGCGCGCGAGATCAGCGGCGAACTCGGCGATACCCGCTGATTGAGAAACAGGTTGCGCACCTTCGGTTCTTCGCCCGGCATCCGCATCGCTTTGAACACCGCGGTGGCCAGGTCTTCACGATCGCGGAAGATGCCGAGCGCCGGATTGGCCTTCTCCCATTGTGCCTCGTCATCGAGCGCACAATCTTCATCCGCGGCGTATAGGTGGCAGACGATGGCCGGATCGGTCTTCGCGAGCCCGTCGTCGATCAGTTTCGAGAGAATGTGCTCCGGGTCATTCGATTGCGTGCTGATGGTGACAAACAGCGGCTCGTCGCGGGCGCCGAACGAGGTATCGAGCACGTCGTAGAGATCGCGGCTCTTCGCCTGTGCCAACTCGTCGTAAATCACCAGGCTCGGCAGGTACCCGTGTTTCGTTCCGGCTTCAGCCGACACCGCCCGATAGATCGAGCCGGTGATCGGCGCAACCATGGTCTTGGTCGACGGCACCATATCGATCATCGCCAATAACTCGGGATCACACTCGACAATCTGCCGCGCGAACTTGAACACGATCGCCGCCTGATCGCGATCGTTCGCCGCGCTGTAGATTTCGCCATTCGGAATTGCTTCCGGCCCGACCAGATGCGCCAGCGCCAGCGCCGCGATTAGCGCGGTCTTACCGTTCTTCCTCGCGATCGACAGAATCGCCCGGCGCACTACCCGGCGGCCATTCCGATGCGGCTGGTAGATGTCCCGAATCCACGCCTTCTGCCATGCCGCCAGCTTGAAACGCTTCCCCTGTCCCATCCCGCTCGGCACCGTCAGGGTCTCGATGAACTTGATAACGCGCGCGGCGCGCCGCTTTCCGTGCGGCGTCACTTTCACTTCCGCCCAGGCCGCCAATGAGGCCGGAGAACTTTGATTGGGCGCTGTTGTTGGCGTTGCCGGCAGCGATGCGGGCGCGGGCGGCAGGAGTAAATCCAAATTCGCTTGCATACCTCACCATGTCCGAAGCGGCCTTGTTGGCAGTGCCTACCAGCGGGTTCTGGATCGCGTTGCCGCCGGTGGTTTTGATCATCAAGCCCTTGGTGAGCAGATCACGCTCGGCCATGCGCGCGATCGCTTCTTCCGCGTTCACCCAACGCGCAAATGCCTGGCAATACGCCGCGAACGGATGCTCATCGACCAGCGACAGCAAGCCCATGTTGTAGAGCCCGACGGCGATGCGCCGCCACTCGGCCTTCGCCGCGGGCATCAAGAACGCGGGCGGGACCGGAATGTCGGGCGCCGAATCAAATTCAGGCTCGGGCGGCAACGCGCGTTTGCTTGGATTGCCGCGCAGGAGTTTCAGATGGGTCGGAAGCTTCCTCGGACCAGGCATCTAAATTATTCCTTTGGTTTCCAACCCGGCCCGCCATTTGCAACACGCTCTCTCACGGCAGCATAGGCTTCCTCGAAGCTGCCGGTCACGTCCTTGTCGGAATCGTATCGCTCGGCTTGGACTTCCTCGTATGTCTTGCCGTCCAGCGCGGCTTTCTGCCCGGTGAAGTTCTGCCATCGCTCGATGCAGACATCGGCATAGGCTGGATTGATCTCGATAGCGTGACAGGCGCGACCGGTCATCTCGGCGGCGATGATCGTCGTGCCCGAGCCGACGAATGGATCGTAGACAGCCTGGCCGGGCGAGCTATTGTTCTCGATGGGGCGCTTCATGTCGCCGCACAGTAGCCGATGATTGCCGAGCACCCACAGATCGCCCGGCCGCGTCACCGGCTCGACCGGCGCCTCGGGCACCTCGTCGGGATCCGTCAGCCCCGGATTACCCGAGACGTT